ATTTTCTTCCTATTTTGCGTATTTTGCAAATGAATCCACTGGTCTCTGAATGTGCTGTTGGGATTAACAGTCATGGTCCAGAATGGCAGGAACTCCATGATCATATATTCCATTTCGGCAAAGATAGAATTATTGCTGGGGATTATGGGAAATATGATCAGAAACTTCCATCCCAATTATTATTTGCATCGCTTCGTATTTTAATAGATATGGCTAAAGAGTGTGATTACTCTGATAGCGATATCCGAACGATGGAGGCAATGACTGGGGACCTGGTATATGCGTACATAGCCTTCAATGGTGACTTGATTAGTTTAACTGAAGGTTCTCATATATCGGGCAATTCTTTGACTGTTATATTGAATGGTATTTGTGGTAGCTTGAATCTACGTTGTGTCTATTATACTTTATATCCAGACGGTGATCGTTTTTCAGATCATGTAAAGTTAATGACCTACGGCGATGATAATGCCGGATCTACTGATCATACAGTGCCTTTATTTAATATTGAGAGTATATCTCGCATTTTAGGTACTTATGGTCAAACATACACTATGCCAGACAAAGAAAGTGCTTTACAGCCTTATTTGGAGTATAAAGACTTTGAAGTTCTTAAAAGGCGATCTGTCTTTTGCCCTGAACGTGGTTGTCACGTTGGAGCATTGAAGGATGAATCAATATTTAAGATGTTACATTGTTATATGCGCCCCCGTGGATGTCCTCTTACTCCTGAGTTAGCTTGTGCCGAGAATATCGACACGGCTCTCAGTGAGTGGGCCAATCACGGACGTGAGATTTATGAATTACGTAGGTCTCAAATGCGGGAGGTTGCCACCCGCTCAAAACTTATTGGTTTGTGTACCACATTAGATGTGGATTACACCCAAAGGATTGAAGAATGGCACACGAGGTATACCTCATAGGGCCATCACGTACCCTTTAAAAACGTGTGTGCAGTTTAAAAACTGCGCGAGGCTCGAACCAAAATTTCATCATTGTTTGGTTACCATGTGGAGAAGAGATGGTGCGGTAACACCCATCCCTCCTAACGGCTTTCAATGATTGGACTTAGGGGTATTTACCTCGGTTTTGTCAACCAACAAAATTCCACTGGTTAGTGTTTGAGTGGACATTAACTATATGTATTATCACTTACTAAATCTATACCTATAAATTCTTCTTCGGACGTTGTCCCGCAAGAAGTCTTAATTCCGACAACAACATCGAGTAAGGTAGTGCGGAGTCAGCCTTACTCAATCTCTGATATTTTCAATTTTCCTCAATGTCAAGTGTGCCGTAGGACGATTGTCGTGTGCGATTGTTCTACACCGGAATTCGAGCCCCATTCAGGACCCACAGAAGGTAGCCAGAGAATAGAGGTAACCTCTACACCTGTGGTCTCTTTCTTAGATGATACAGCTTCGCCAGTCTTTGATATGCCTGGCGATTATGATGAGGTTCGTGGAGCAACAGACACACCTGAAGCTGATATTCAAAATTTCTTTGGTCGTCCTGTACTTATTGATGAGTTTTCGTGGGCACCTTATATTGGTGTCAATAGAACGCTTAATCCATGGGCAAAATTTTTGGATAATAAACGTGTTGTAAATCGTATATCCAATTATAAATTGCTTAAAGGTAAATTGTGCGTTAAATTTACAGTCAATGGTAATGCATTTTATTACGGTAGGATGTTGGTTAGTTATTTACCATTTCCTGCGGATGATGCCATGTCATCAAATGCAACTGCCGCTGATTTAGTTCAAGCATCACAGCAACCACATGTTTATCTTGACCCTAATAGGAGTCTAGGTGGAACATTGAAATTGCCTTTTTTCCATGATAGAGACGCTATCGATTTGCCTGGTGCTGAATATTACAGACTAGGTGAATTAACTTTTAGAGATATAAATCTTCTTAGGACTTCATCAGGGAGTACAGGCTTTATACACCTTTCGGTGTTTGCCTGGATGGAAGATGTGGTTTTGAGTGGCATGACTAGTGTCAACCCTTCAACCATTATTCCACAGTCTGGAGATGAAACCGATCAAGTCAATAAGACTGGTATCATTTCTGGGCCTGCCACTGCTGTGGCAAATATAGCTGGGAAACTTAAAGATATTCCAGTTATAGGTAAGTATATGCGAGCAACTGAAATGGTTATGCGTACATCTGCAGGTGTCGCTAAAATTTTTGGTTACTCCCGCCCTGCTATTACTGCAGAGGGAATGCCATATAGACCTAAGCCCGTTTCAGGTCTTGCAAATACTACCACTGGGGACAATGTTCAAAAGCTAACATTCGATGATAAACAAGAATTAACTATTTCGTCTGATGTAGCATGTTTGACTGGCCCCGATCCCCTTGCTATCACGTCTATATCCTCTCGAGAGTCATATCTTCACACTCTCGTATGGGACATTGCTGATCCGCAAGGTAAGCTTTTGGGTAATTTTAGAGTAACTCCAGTTATATGGAGGGAATCTGCTTCTTTGCCATTAGCTTTCCATTTTCCGGCTTGTGCTGCTGCTGCTCTACCCTTTGAATATTGGACTGGCACGATGAAATATAGATTTCAAGTTGTCTGTTCATCATTTCATAGGGGTAGATTGAAGATTACGTATGATCCAACGTTTTTGACAGATACAGATGAGCACAATACGGCTTTCACCAAAATTATAGATATTGGTGAAACACAAGATTTCACTTTGAGTGTGGGACCATCTCAGCGGACAATGTTTATGCGACATTTGAAACCTGGATTGGATGCCCCTACTGAAGTGTGGTCTACTACCGCTTATGCGGTGCAACCTACGGCGGGTACAGCAGGAGAATTTACAGACAATGGAGTCATATCCATTTCCGTTTGTAATGATCTAATTACCAACAATCCGCCTTCAGGTGCAACCATCGATATTAATGTTTTTGTTAGTACCGATGATGATTTTGAAGTTGCAGGACCTAGTGCGCATTTTCAGCGATTCGTATTCAAGCCACAAAGTGGTAATGAGTTCGATGTCGTTACTGATAACACGCAGAGTCCATCCATGCCCATGCAGGATTTTGTAGAGAATTTCAATTCCACTTATGTTCCAGACAATAAAAATCTGGTTTATTTTGGAGAGACGATTAAATCGTTTAGAAATGTTCTTAAGAGATATTCCTTGTGGACTAGTATCGGTAACGGTACTGCGGGTGGATATTTGTTCCGCAAACATTCAAATTTTCCCTTTTATAGAGGGAATGTAGCTGGTGCAGTTCATACAACATCAGCCGCAGCGCCTTATAACTACGCAAACACGCTCATGCTTCATTGGGTAGTGGGGATGTTTTCAGGATTTCGTGGTTCTATGCGTTATAAAGTTATTCCTGGCTATGGCAGTGACAACTTAGCTCGTAATTTATCTGCAACCCGATATGGCGTTGAAGAAAATACTGAGTATGCGAATTATGACACCACGCAATTTTCTGGTGCCATTACAGACCTTAAGGTCGCTCGTTCAACACTAATTTTAAATGGTGGAGCATTGCGACCTTCTGGTGTTGCGGGATCAGCAATAACCACAACCAATGTTAATGGGTGTCTTGAGTTTGAGGTGCCTTGGTATACACCAAGACGCTTTGCTGCAGGCAAACATTTGAATTGGACTGCCGGTAACACGTAT